CTACGCCTGCTGCTTCGAGCAACACCTTCAGTTTCTTCGGTGTCATGTTGAGCCGGTTGGCGAGGTCGCGGATCTTCCCAGCGGTCGTTGCTGCACCAGCCTCCGACACGAAGATCTGCTTTTGACTCGGGGTCATATTGGCCGTGGACGCAACGTCACGCAGTTTCGCCTTTGTGACCTCAGTCCCCTGTGCCGAAATGTTGATAGGAACCCAGCCCGGAACGTCTGCCATTGACTGATTGAGCGCGTCGATCGCTGCCTTGCCCGCGGCAGTCCGCGGGATCGCCGCTGCCAGGGTCTCCGCCTGCTTGACATACGCACCAGCAGCCTGAGCCGAAGCATCGGCAGACGACAGTCCAGTCTCTTGCAGTTGCTTGACCTTAGCCGTGTAGCCGCTTGCAATGCCCGACGCAATCGACAGCGCCTTCGACTGATTGTCGAGCCCAGCCTTCGAGTTGTTAAACGCACCGTTCGAGGCTTTCAGCGACTCGTTGAGCGCCATCATGTCTTGCTTAAACTGGACTTTCGTCTGCAAGCCCATGAGCGCCATCATGCTGGAGATTTCTTGCGCTGCTTCCGACGCCGCCGCACTTGTATCTTCGAGCGCCGCGTTGTACTGAGTGAGCCCCGCCGTAAACGCTCCGACATCACCACCTTCTGACGCGATCTGCGATTTCAGTTTCTCGATAGCCTGCGCGGCCTGCTCCGCCTTACCTGACGACACCATCTGCGCGAGACCAGCGTCGATTTTGGCGAACCCCTCTTGCGCGTGCTTTAGCGGGGAGTCCATCCCCACGACACTCATCATCGAGTCCTGCACCGACAGCGTGAAGTTGCGGATACCAGACGACGCGCCGTTTGCATCGTTGCTCATCTGCGAGAGGGAACGAGCCTGACCACCGAGAACATCTAGCGCCACCCCAGACGAGATCAGTTGCGACAACTGACTGTACGAGTTGGTGAAGTTGTTGAGATCGCCGGAACCAGCCGCGAGGTCCGAGAGCGACGCGGCCATCTTGTTGGTATCCGACGCCGCGGCCCCTGACACCGTTCCTAGCCGATTCGCTGCTTGCCCAAGCGCAACAATCGCACCGATAACGAGCGTCGCCTTACCGAGCATCTTCAGTCCAGTCGCGAGGCGTGAGGACGCTGCCGTGGCTGCGGTCATCGTTGGGACTGTGGCTCCCGTTGAGACCGCGAGACCCTTCATCGCGCCATCTGCCGCCACCGACCCGACAGCCAGGGCAATCAGTCGGGCGACTCCCGCTTGCGCAGCACGCCCAGTAGCGAGGGTCGCCGTCGCCATCACCTTGGCCGCGTTGGCCGCTGCAATCAGTTTCGGTCCAAGCATGGCCGACGCTAGGGCGAGGACTCCGATCGCCGTGGCAGTTGTCTTGATCGGACCTGGTAGTTGCTGGAAATGTCCCAGGCCGGTCGCCGTCGCCGCCGCCAGAGAGGTCAGGGCTGGGAGAAGCGCACCGCCTGCCGCCATCTGCAAGCCTTCGAGAGCCATCTGCGATTCGCGGCCCGCTTTGCGGAACTCCTTAAACTTGGCAACCCCATCGGCATCCATGACCGCGCCGAGTTCACGCGCCCGATTCATGAGGTTCTCGATCCCTGCGGAACCTTGGTTGAGCGCGGGAATCATGGCCTTACCGTTGCGTCCGAACAAGTCCATTGCGAGTGCAGTTTTCTCAGGCCCGTTCTCCATCGCGGCAAACTTGTCGCTGAGGCCCGGAAGAATCTGATCGAGCGGCTTAATGTTGCCAGCCGCATCACGGAACTCGGTCCCGAGTTTCTCTGTCATGGCTGCCGCAGATGCTTGCGTCTGGTTCGCCTGACCCAGTTTCTTGTCAAATAATCCGAGCGACCGCTCCAACGTTGCCGTATCAACTCCGGCCAACTTGGCCGCTTGACCGTAAGCGGACGCGCCCTCGACGCTGCCACCCATAACGCGCTGGAGTTTGACAGCGCTCATCGCCGCATCGTTAAACGCCTTCACGGACAACGCAGCAAACGCCACTAGGGCCGTTCCTGCGACCATCGCGCCGGTACGGATCGCCGCCATGCCAGAGGCTTGCTTCGCCGCAGCGTTCTGAGCGGTAGTCGAGGACTGCTGAGCGACGGTCGCCGTCTTCTTAGCGGCCTGCTCGGCTTGGCGGAAGCCATTGACCCAACTCTTAGAGTCGGCAGTCAGGACCGCTCTTACTGTCATATCTGACATACCGCGCTCCTTACTTCCGTGACTTACGCTCGTTCGCCCTGATCTCCCACAACTTCGCCCATTCCAGCGCCTCCATCGAACTCATCGGACGGAAGGTGGCTGACCCGTAAAGCAACTCACCCACCGTCCTTCCGAGAGATTCGGCTAACTCGAAGAGGAACCGTCGTCGGTTGTCGAGGGCGAGTCTTTTCCCGCTTCGAGCGCCGACTCATCCGAGAGTCCCGAGAGCCGCTGACCCGCGTCTGCGAGGCGCATGACAGCCGATGCCGACTTCGCAGCGACCGCATGAATGTCGGCGTCGGTGAAGATCCGCTCACCCGTCTTTGGGTCATACGATGTCGCAACAACGGTGGCCGCGTTAAACGACCGCTCAGCAATGCCGCCCTTCTCGCGGGCTTCCAATGCATCCGCAGCGATTTGCCCGATCGCTTCGCGCTCCGCCAGACTCATGCCCCGCACTTCGACAGTGACGCCCCATTCTGGAACCTCGACCTGCTCGGTGGGAATGTCTGATGCCTTCAGGATTTCGTCGCGTAGCGACATAGCGTGTCCTCTCGTGGTTAGAAGGTGGTGCGAGTCACCGCTCCGGTGATCTGCAACTCAGCCTTCCACTCGATGACGCCATCGACCTTCTGCGACACTTCGTAGGACGTGACAATCGACTCTGCCGTGTACTTGATGTTGGTCGAAGTCGAGCCCTGCGGGCCGTAGACGATCGAAGCAGTCGCGAGGGTTCCCGCCTTGTGCGCAGCAATCACGCCCGCCATGTGCGCGTCGAGGGTCGGGTCGAACACACCCGACAGCGACAACTTCTGGTCTCCGAGGCCGACGATGTAACTCTTGTCCGATGCACCGAACGTGGTCGTCTCGTCCGCACTAACCTCGCGAGGGAAGCCCACGTCATTGGTGTAGGTGCTGAGATCGACGAGAGTTCCCGCCGAGTTGTCCAGTTGGAAATATCCGGCCTTACCATGAACAAATGCCATGACAGTTTCTCCTTGTTAGCGTCGCGCGAATGCGACTGTGTAGACGACCGCGCCTGTGCCGGACGTAGTGGACGTTGCTCGTAGGTAGCGGCGGATGGTCGTGCCAGCGGCGACTTCGATGCGCTCCGCCGTGGTCACCGTGGTGGCGACCGTGGTGAAGGTCACGAGATCCACCCATGCCGAGTTATCGGTTGAGTGCTGAACCTTAATGACCGTTCCCGCGTTGTGCGCGTTTGCCGTCACATGGACTTGGCCGACCCCGCCGTTAGCGGTGGACGCCGCACCATCTTGGCTCGTCTCGTTCGTGGTCGTGGCTGTCGCGACGGACTTTGCCGCGGCTAAGACGATGCCGTGGTCTACACCGTCGTCCACTTGGAACTCAGCCTTCGTTTCCACAACCCCATCGACTTTGCCGTTGATCTCGTAGGAGGTCGCAACGGACTGCGCCATGAGCGCGACGCCCCCGAGAGCGAGAGCAACCGGGGAGGTCAGCAAAACTGGGTTTACGGCTTTCTTCATGAGAGCCGCGTAAGCAACGTCGCCACCGATCGTGGCGGTTGTGTCGAGAAGCCCCGAGGCTGACACCTTGCCGTCTCCCAGACCCACGATGTACGCCTTGTCAGTGGCTCCAAACGCGGTCGTCTCAGCGGCATCGACTTCCTGCGTCCACCCCACGTCGTTGTGGTAGGCCGACAGGTCGTACTTGTCCATGAGGACAACAGCGCCCTTACCGTGAACGAACGCCATTACGCATCACCCTTCGGCTTGCTCTTTGCGGCTGGCTTAACGGCTGCGATGACCCCAGTTTCGAGGAAGTCTGCGACGTTCGATGCGGGAATGAGTTCGGTGATCTCACCCGGTTCTAGCCGAATATCCGGTGGGAGGTTGATTCCGATAAGCACGCGGTACGGTACTCCGCTTGCCCCACTCTTGACTGCCATAGTGCCTCCCTGGCTCGACCCTGATCGTATCTGCCCACGCAAGTGTTTGCTTGCGCTCAGCGCATAACCGTTCCAGTGAGAGACAGCGCAAACTCCCACCGATCCTTCTCGTCACGTCCCAAACCGACGATCGAGCCGTTCGGCACGAGTCGCAGGGTGACGATCCCACTCAACGTTGTGTCATGAACATCGACAAGATTGCGGATGCTCGTGAGCATATCCCGCGCAGTCAGGTAGGAGGCAGAGCGCGACATGACCTGGATGCGCGGCTTGTCGATGACGGCTGTTCCCAGCAGGTAGGTCGCTAACTCGCCCTCATACTCGTGCAGACTGACCGCGGTATCCGGCTGATCTGGCATCCACCCGATAAACAGGTTTGTCCCAGTCGTCAGCGATGTCCCCGCGTCGATCGCTGTCGCCACCGCCTCGATAAATGTCGTCGCCATCACGAGCCTCGCAGGGTATTGCCAGCGCGTCTGAACGCATTCTCGATAACCGCGGGGGCCATCTGGTTAAACGGCGTCTCCAAGTATTTGATACCGCCCACTGAGTAGTTCGCGGGCTTTTCGTGGACGATCATGGCGTAGGCCGATGCCGCCCCGCCAAAGCCGATCTCCACCCCGCCGCCGATCTTGTTCACGGTTCCAGACCCGCGCAACGCGCCAGTGTCTCGGGGAGTCACTTTGATCGACGCGCTGAGGATCTTCTGCCCACCGCGGTAGATCTCCTGATCGAACACGACCGGAGCCCGTTTTTGTCCCGCCTGCATCTTGCGGAACACGCCGTCCATACCGCTCACATTCCAGCCCATTACACGACCACCTTCGTGTGATCGACAGCCCCAGTCTCATCCGTGTGCTTCTCAACAGCCAGGATGACCGGAGTCGTCCCGTCCGGCAACGTGATCTGCGACTGCGTGGTGATCGAGGCGTCGCCATCGAGGTAGACGTACGCCTTGCTGGGCACTACTGCCCCGTCTGCCTTGCGAATCTGGGTAACCCTGGGTTCTACCCTGGCCGCGAGTTCCGTGGCCGTACCGTGGCTCGTTTCGCCGTAGAGGTTTGTCGTCGTCGCAGAAGCAACGGAGACGGTTTGCTGCAAGAGCCCGACGAGCGCCGCGTCCATTACGGTCCCGAATCGAGTTGAGGATCGAGCACTACCCCATCGAACATGCCGACCGTGAAGTCCGTGTTCTCACCCGGAGTGCGATCGGCAGATGAGAGCAGCGAATCGGAGTTTGCCCACGCCACTGGAGCGTCGCGACGTGTTGCCTGCGCTCCCAGACGATCGGCCAACATCCGGTAGTCGTTAGCCCGAGACGAGTAGTCGTACGAGAGTGAGAGATCCCCCACACTCTTGGACGCAACTGCCTGCCGCGCCATCGACGACGAGATGATCTCAGCACCAGCGCGTGCGGCTTGACGTGTGGTCGGCCACTCTGCCAGCAACCAGTTGATCGTCTCGTCGGTGAGAAGCACGTCGGTGCTGTCGGTGTCCGAGAGCAGCACCCGCACCGCGTCCACATCCGAGGCCGCTGGATCTCCACTGAACGTGTAACTCATGACGCCAGTATCCCAGAGTTGCGCGGCTTACCTAACTCGTTCACCGTCAGCCGCCCTTACTGACCTTGACAGGTTCCAGAGTGTCAGCCCAGACGGAACCTGTGATGTCCGGGACGCAGTGCTTGGCGTTCGCCATGATCGCTTTACCGGCGAGGCGTTGGCCGCGTCCGAAATAGTTCCGGCGCATCTTGATGTTCGACAGCGGCAGGCCGTTGGTGACCACGTTGATGGACACGGCGCCGCCGTCTAGGTCGTTGTCGTCGATCGTCAGATCCCCGACAGTTCCCGCGTCCTGGGTGATGATGATGGCGCTATTCGATGCGCCCTTGATGTTGTTGCGGCGAATGACGATGCCCGATCCGGCCTGGATCTGCACCCCGTCGTTGTGGGTTTTGCCGTCGGCCTGCGTCGTCGTCGGCAGGGTGGCGAAGTCGTGAAGGTAACTGTCCTCGATGGTGACGCCGTTGCCGTAGATCATCACGCCGTCCACGGTGCCGGAGATGTTGCAACGGCGAATGGTTCCCGGCTGGTTCACGTTGATGCCGTTGAGACGGTCATTGGGATACGCGGGTGTAATCGTCACATCCTCGATCAGGAACCCCGCGCCGCCTTGCACGATCGAGATGACAGCGTTACCGCCCTGGGTAACGGGTGGGCCACCGCGCACAATGCAGCGCCGCAGCGTCACGTTCGGCGCTTTGATGACGACATACCCGGAGATGTCCAGTCCGTCGTAGACGC